AGTTAACAACAAGCGCTAAATAGTCACCGGCTAAATCTTCGTTTACAATATCTGTTTTTATCTTTTCAAGTAAATCAGTACCTAAGTAATTTTGAATGTGTATGTCTTGCGCTATTTTAACGTACTGAATAAAATTGTCCGTGTCTACGTTTCCATTCATCGCAGTGAACTTAACAACGTCTTGTCTTGTTATTAAAAGTGCTTCAGCCATTATTCCCCGTATATTTTATTAGTTGGTAAAAATCCGTTATTAGGCATATCCGTTGGTCTTTGGCTAACTTTAAAATCATTCTTTACTACGTATCCTAACTTTTCAGCTTTACGTACCGCAACTTGCTTTAACTCTTTACTGTTAACGTCAATTGCTTTACCGCTAAATGTAGCGTAAACACGTTTATTCCACCTGTGGTGACAATTACCACCGCCTTTATAAAACCAAATTGAATACGTATCTGCGCCTTTTGGTCCCCAACCTTTATTTACTACTTCAGAACCCATTTTAATAATATCTTCTTTACGGTAAATTTTATTGGCTTGGACCATTCTACGACAAAATTCACGGCTATCTTTTTTTGTTTCACCAGCGTAAACGTATCGAGTTAAGAATTTAATACCTTCAATTACTTCGTCTTGTTTACTTGTGATGTTTGGTCTTGCGTCTCCAGTTGAAACAAGGTTAACAATCTTACTCAAAAAAGACGTTTTAAGCCCTTTAGAAAGCGTTTCGTTCTCTTTATCATCCAAGTCATAGTCTACCGGATATTCGTCTATTAGAATAGAGTTTTCAGGTATATCTTCGCCTAAATTAATTAATGCTTCAGCAATCTTAAAATCTTTACTTAGTTCCGTTCCTGTTTCTTCAGCTACTTGTTCTTCAGTTTGTGCGTTTTCTAAATCTACAAATTCTAAAGGTTGTAAAGTCTTGAAGAATAACTTTAAAGTAATTCCGTTATAACCTAAAATTCTATCAAAGGCTTCTATAATTTGGTCTTGAATAGGTTTAATAACCATATTGTCAAACAAAATAGAAGCGTTTTTAATCTCATCAGCATTTGAACTAAATCCATTTGCCGAACCTAAACCAAAAAGCAAAGGTGAAGTAACGTTATGCGCTAACATAATCTTTTTAACGCATTCCTCACTTAAGTAAGTATAATGTTCTGGTGCATCGTTTAACGGTAAATCGTCAACCGTAGTTTTTGATTCTTGGTTATTGTTAAATGCAACTATTACTTTTTGACCTCGCGAACCAGTTAATTGGCTTAATACTTTACCTTTGATTATTTGTTGTTGTTCTTCAGTAGGTACACCGTTGTTAAAGTTAACTACTTTAGTTCCGGAAAAACCGTTTTGAACCTCGTTAATTAAATAATCAGCTATTGATTCCTCTAATTTTGCGTACGGAAGCCCACCTTGGTAATCCGGCAAAGAATAGTATTTCATTCCAACCGCATACGGTTTAGAATAAAGTATTTCAACTTGTTCGTTTGAATATCCGAACGCTGGTATTCTTTTAGGTACATATTTCTTTGTATCCTCCCAATTATCTGAATAGTAATAGGCTTCTATTTCACCGTCTTTATTGCACTTTTCAGCACGTAATAAATTAACCGGTATGTGATAGGCTTTTAAAATCTTTTTGTGCGTCTTGTCGTAGTGAACTTGCATAGCAAATTGACCAAACATTTTACGGTCTAAAACTACTTTACGTACACAATCAGCATGAAACAAAGCCATCATTTGAGCGTACTCGTTAGGCTTCTTATTAGCGTCTAATGCACTCAATCCACGACCGTAAATTAATCTACTTACATTGTTTATAACAGATGAATTTGTTGTAGAACCTACAAAACGGTCTATAATAAAATTGAAGTAATTATTATCTTCGCCAAATTCAACCCAAGCATCCCGTTTAGACTCTTGAACTACTGGTGTCGTATATGTACTTAACTCTAAAACGTGTATATTACTCATAAACTATAAATTCGTTTGTTGTACTGTTTGAAACGTATTGACCGTTATTTACTGAAAACGTAACAATAGGTTGGTCAGTACAAAATATTCTATCCTTATAAACAACAACAGCACCGTTTACAATCAATAAATCGTAATAGTGATTCTCCACTAAATTAAATTCAGCTTCAAACGTATCGTAATAATCCCCTTCCGTGTAAGTGTAAGTATCTATTTCTACGGTTTCTCCAGTTTGGTCGTCCGTAATAGCTACGTAATCAAAGTCTTTACTTCGCGGAATAAAAACGAAAGTTTGTTCACTTGTTGAAGTATTTAGAATAATCATATATTATAAACGATTAGAGGTCGATTTTGTACCGTAAACAAAAAACCCCTACCGAAGTAAGGGTTTAATGTCAAGTATATAAAGGAAGAAATTATGCAGTTACAATAGTTGCATCAGCACCAGCGCCAGTTTCAAATAAAACTTTCAATCCGTTTTCGTCTGTTACGTCAAGGAAATTGGCCGGGCTTACCTCCATGGCTTCGAAAGTCAAATTATAACCATTAAAATCACCCAAGGCACTACCACTTGACACAGTTCCCGCAGTAACATCAGCACCTTGTGTAAGTCCCATTAAAAAGAATTGGTCAGTCATTGTTCTAACTACAATTCTTGGTCTACCGTAAGCAAGTAATTTAACGTTTTTATGCGTTGTAACGTCTTGTCTTTTTAATTGGATAGTAAGTGTTTGTTGAAAGAAAGTAGTACCGTTATCGCGGCTTGAATTGATTGTAGTTTCAAAACTGTTAGCGCCTTTCAATTCGTATTTGTATAGACTCAAAGCACTTGCCGGTGTCCAGTCAGTAATTAAATCCGTGTCCGTTGCATCGTATGTTACATCGTCCGCATTTAAATCATCGTAGTTAATAAAGTAAATAGCTTTTAATCCAGAAACTGAATCTTTACATTGTTCTATTCTACCATTTGTTATATCACAACTCATTTTATTATTTTTTTAAAGTTTAACAAAAAAAAGGTGGTGTATATTGCACCACCCTTTATTATAGTTTATGTTAGATTAGTTAGCGCTGTTTGTTACACCGTAAGTTACTAAATCTTCAGCAAAACCGTATTTAGCGTCTGCTGTAAATCTCATAATTACACGTACATTTTCGTCTCCTAAAGTTTCAGATGTATCAATAACTTTTACAGTATTCATGTCGTTTAACAATCCAGTTGCAAAATGCAAGTTAGAAGTTTGAGCTAATAACCCTTTGTTGTCTCCCATTCCGTTAGCTAAGAAAATTGGAATACCGTCAAAAGAAAGTGAACCGTTAGTATACCATTGAGTACCCAAGTTATTTGTACCGTTAGCACCTAATCCTGAAGCACCAAATCCACCCAAAGCACGGATATAAGCTCTTACGATATTAGAAGAAAGATACAATTTCAAATCAGGTTGTCCGTATAAACGTGCCGGGCAAGCGTCAACGATTTTTCCAAGTTCTGTAATTACGTCTCCCGCATCTACTGTTGTACCAGCAACTTCTTGTGCAGCCGGTAAAGAAGCGTCTGTTGTCAACTGTCTCATGATTCCTGAAAATTCACCAGCTGAAGCGTTGTTACCTTCCCAAATAACACCTTCCATATGAGAAGCTACTTTTTCAGATACGTGAGCAATAAGGAAATCAACGAATGATTTAGGCATTACATCAAATGCAGAATAACCCATCTCAATTGCTTGCCATGTAGAATGGAAATCTTTTTTACACAATTGTAGGTTAACTTGGAATTCTTCAGGTGCTAAAACTTTTTCAGTCAAAGTAACTGTTGAAGTTGCGTCAAAATCACAAGAAGCGTTTTTAACGATTGAATCAGTACCTACTTTTTGAATTACTTGTTTGTACTTTACATTTGGGTGGATAGTTACACCACCTTGCTCTAAAGTTGGAGCAGATAACAAAGCCGCAGCGATATACTTACCAGCGAATTCACCAGCGTACGTTGTTGTAATTGAAGTTGTTGTTGCCATTTTTTTTGTTTATTAATTTATTTGTTTAATTTTTCTAATATTGAATCCATTGTAGTGCGTGGTCTTTTAGCAGCCAATTTCATCGTTTCTATTTTATTTTCGTTTTCAGGGTTAAAAGAAATTGGTTTTACTTCTTCGTCTATTGATAGTTCAACCTCTTTAACCTCGTTTACTTTTGCAAGTTCTGCTTTTAACGTTTCGTTTTCAGTTTTCAAAGCTTCGATTTCAGAAAAGAAAGATTCTTTAATTACGCTTTCAACTACTTTTTTAGGCGCAGCTTTTGCCGTTTCCATTTCTTGTTCTTTCTTAGCTTCTTCTTCGATAGGCGCTTCTTCTTCTACTTCTTCTTCCGCTTCTTTCTCTTTCATTTCAGAAATAACACCTTCTTCTACTACTACTAAAATACGACCATCTTCAAGTTCGTATTCACCTATTGGTAAAGCTATTTTTTGTTCATCTTCAGTAACTACAAATACTTCGTTACCAGCTTCAAACATTTCAGCTTCTAAAACTGTAACACCGTCGCTTAGTTTCATTGTTTCTAACTTTACCTCCATACCGAGTAAAGTTTTAATTTGATTGATTAGGCTATTTTTCATTTTTATTTTATTTATAATCCTGTTTTATAATTACTCATTGTTTTTGCTAAATCTCCAATTGCTTTAGCGTTGTTCATATAACCTTTAATTTCAGATTTTACTTTTTTCTCAACGCTTTCCATTTGAGGGTCTAAACCTAATCCAATTTCTTTTGCTTTTGCTTTTAATGCGTCCATATCTTTTAATGTAGCATTTCCAAAAGCTGCAATAGCATTGTAATTATTAAAGGCTTCTATAATAGCATTTTCAGCTTTGTTTAATACTTTCTTTGCTACATCTCTTTGACCTAAATATTTCTGAAAAGACGCAATAATATCGTCCCTTAAAGCAAGTTCAACTTCATGCTTTTCAAGTTCTACCTTTTGAACTTCGTTAGCCTTTTCGATTTTCTTTAAAATATTGTTTATCATAGCTTATTAACTTATTGGTTTTTTAATTGTTCCTTTTTTATCCGTTTATTCCGGTTACCGTTCTTGGTGCATTCGTGTTTACCACATTTGAAGCAACTTGGTTTACCGTAGAACCTATTCCTTGGTTTTGTAAGTCTCCATTACAGCAATCTTTGTGGTAAGTACCGTCTTTACATAGGCAACCACGTTTACCGCCTTTAGGACTTGTTTTACTTTTCGTTGGTGTTTTCATATTTATTAATTAAGTCTTTTAATTTTTCTATTAATACTTCTTCTTCGTGTGAACTCATGTCGTATTTATCCACAAAATATCCTTCTATTGAAAATCCTTTTACTTCACCGTCTTTTACCTTTTTCCAAACTTCGTCGTTGTTTACCTTCATTGAAATCATCCACGTACCTTTGGGTAAATTAAAGTTATATAATCGGCTTTTATCCGTCTTTTCATCTTCAATTATCCAGCTTTCAACTACAGACATTCCTTCAAGCATTTTACGCTCGTGTTCGTACGTTGCATTGTTTTGATTAGAACGCATTAAAAAAAGTTCCGAAGCTTTACGTACAGTATCCTCACTAAAGTAAATATAAAACTCTTTATCCTTGTTTTTACGGTAAATCTGTTTGTTAGGAATTAAAGCCGCACCCATTAGGATTCTCTTTTCAGTGTCGACCTCTTTTAGTTCTACTTCGTGTTTTTGTAACGCTACAAAATTTTCTTCAATCGCTGGTGATTCAACAACGGAAACAGCATTGATTCCCATTTCTTCTTTTGTTTCGTCAATTAACAATTCTATTATTTCAACTTTTGCCATATCTATTAAACTTAAAGTGTTGCGTTTTGTACTCTATTTCGGTCTAAAGCTTGTGCGCTTGTTACTTCAGCACTAACTACGTATGCTTGTGTTGGTGTTTGTTGTAATTGTGCTAACTGATTTATACCGCTCGAACCTATTGTATTAAAATTCGCAGTCATTGGAGCAGCCGTTGGTGCATTAGAACCGCCACTTGGTTGTGTCCCGCTTGTTTGAAACTGTTGTGAAGCAATCTTTTTTACGTTAACTAAACCGGCTGTAATTGCAGCGGCCATAGCAATATAATTAAAAGGTGGTGGTGAACTTGCTAAAGCTACGTTTGCTGCTTTGTACGTGTCTATTACCGCATTTGATATATTAACCGCCTTTTGCACTTGAAAGGCTTTCTTTTGTTGTTTCTCGCTTTTACCGGCAAATAATTCAGCTAAATTAGCAACCATTTGTAAAGTGTCTTGTACGGATTTTAAACGGTAATCGTTTAATTGTTTTATACGTGCTTTTTCCTTTTCAGTAGCTGCTTCTTTATTTTTAAAATCAATTTCCTGATATTTTAAATTGATATCATTTAACTCATTTAATTTAGCTATCTCAATTTCCTTTGCGGCTTCAGCATCGTTTTTTGCTAATTCTTGTAAAGTAAAATATTTATCGTTTACAGCTCTTATTTCTTTTTCTTGGTCTGTTAAAAGTCGTAAAGTATTTTCTTCGCTAATCTTTTCTATTTCATTGTCAAAATCTAATTTAGCTTGTATTTTTGCCGCATCAGCTTGTTTTTGTGCTTCTAAACTTTTTTCGTACCATTCATTATCTAATTTGTCTAATTCAGCAATTAAATTTTCTTCAATTAGCTTTATTAATTTAGCCTTTTGTTTTTTATCCGCTACGGTATTTTGTATTTCTTTTTTACGTCTTTCAGCTTCTACAATTAATTGCGTTTGATTTCTTTGACTTTCATCTTCGAGTAATTTAATTTGTTCATCTATAATTTGGTCATATAAATTAACAACCTCTTTTACTGTTGAAGCTTTTGATTCAGCAAAAGATTTTGAATTTTCCCTTGCTTGTTCTGCAATATCAGCATCTAATTCTTGTATAGTAATTTGAGCATCTCTTACTTTTTGATTTGATTCTAACCAAGCTTTTTCCGCTTTTTCAAATTGCGCAAAAGTTCCACTTTTAGAATAAAGCATATATTGTTGCTTTAATCCTTCGTTTTCAGATTGTAATGCTTCTAATCTACTTTTTGCGCCCTCTTTTGTTATTTTAGTTAATTCAGATTGTGATGCGCCTCTTTGTCTTGCTAAAGCTAATTCAGAACGTGTAGCATTATCAATACTTTGAGTTAATTGATTAGTTGCATTATTATAGCTTTCAATTGTTTTTTCAAGAGCCTTTGTTTGTTTTTCTAATTGTTTTTGCGCTAATTCTTGTTCTTTAGTTTTATCCGTAAAGAACCCCATTTCATTTGCTGCAATAGCTAAAACAGTAATTAGTAAACCTATTCCTGAAGCTACAAATATTTTACTTGCTTTTGTCATTCCACTAAAAGCAGTTACGGCTTTTAACCCTAAAATTTTAAATGAATCAGCGGCAGCCATCAACCCGTTAATACCTTGTGTTAAAGCCATTACGGATTGAAGTTTTACCATTGTCTTTTGTAACTCTTCACTTTCAACACCCATTAACCCCATAGCACCTTCAAATGCTTGGAATCCATTCATTACACCGCTTATAGCACCCTCTAATGCTTTAAATTTTTCATCTGGATTAAAGGCGTTTACTACTTCTTTTGAAAATTCTATTTGGTCTTTTAATTCAGCAGCCGCTTGTGCTGCTTTTATAGCTTCTTGAGAAGTTTCTCCATAGGCAGCGCTAACTTTTTGAAGTTCTGCAACTGCTTCTCTATACTGCGCCTTTAGGCTTTTGCTATTGTCTTGTATTTCTAATTCAATCGTTCTTTTTTCAGCCATAGTTTACGCTTTTCTTGTTTATAAATCTTTTTAATATTTCCGGTTAGTTCGTGTTTTCCTTTGGCTACATCTACTATCTCACTCACTCCAAAGAAATCGTCGCTCTTTAATAGTTCTAAAATTAGTTGAATCATTGTTGTAATATTTGAATTTGGTTTGCTACTTGTTGTCCGTTACTTAAAGTGTACGTTACTGTCAAAGTAATAACTTGCACACCTGAATTTTCCGTTACTATGTTTTGAAATTCTTCAGTAATTAAAGGGTCTGAATTTTCAGCTAAAATAAAAGAAGGCGTGTTCGTGTTTTCAGGAATACAAACAACTATTGTTTGACTGCTTGTTATTGTACTTGGTGTTATTGTAACACCTCCAAATGAAGTTGTAATAGTAGCGCTTACAGCACCGTTTACAAAGTTAATAGGAACGTTTAAACATTGTGCATCAAAAGAGGGAGCTAATGGCTTACCGCTTGTCAAAGGTCTAAAATCTAAATACAAACTAAAATTAACTTCACCCGTTGTTAGGTTGCTTTTCATTTCGTTTATAATGTATCTTTTATCTCTTATAATAATACGGTCGTTTAGTTGTAAGTTAGTTAATAAAGAAATAGGTAGGTTCGTCTTTACGTTGACTAATCTATTCTTTAAATTAAACAAGTTAGATAAATACGGGAAATAATATTCAGCATATAATCCTTGTTGTATTGTTTCTTCGTGAATAACTGAATTATCAGCGCCAAAGTTTAAACTTAGTTTTTCGTTTTGGTAAGTAAGGTCTTGACCAAATTGTGCAAATGAATCAATGTCTTGGTGCGTGGTACCGTCGTAGAATTGAATACAATGTAAACTTAAATCGTTACTTTCACCGTACAAATAAAGAAGCATTGGTTTAGGTGTGTACGCATTAAAACTTTCGTTAAGGCAATAACCTAAAATAGCGTAATTATTTGCGTTGTCTATTGAACGAGTAAATAATAGATTTTCAAAAGGAACTTCTATTGTATATTCGTCCCCATCGTAGGCAAATTGGTATTCCATATTTCCGTATTCTACATTACTTATTTTAAAGTAATTACGGTTTACGAAACTTTCTGATTGCTGGTATTTAAAAGCTATTTTTTTATAAAGTTTTATTCGTTCAATGTCTATTGAATCAATATCCGTATATTCTGTTATGTCTACAATAGCGCCTTGTGAATACCAATCTTCTAAAGGTAGTATTTCAAAAGTGTTTTCTGAAGTACCCACGCAAGTTGCATTAAACTCTTTTAAAACGCCTGAAAAGAATTCGCTTACTGTCATATCCGGAAGCGTTGCGTTCATGCTTACATTACCGCTTAAAACAGTCGTAGCAGTTTGTATTTGACAAGTTGAAGTAGTATTAAAATAGTTTCCAGAACCATCTTCAAATATTCCTATAATCTCATAAGAAATTACCATTGTAACATTCATTGAAGCCGTAGCACGTAACTGAAATGTTATGTTAGTATTTAATCCTGAAGTATTTTTAAAAGTAATTGGCCCTAAAACTGAAGGCGCTGTATCGGTTTGAATTGTTTGGTATAAATTACCGTCCTGATATACGTCTAAATAAACAGTTCCCGTAGCACTTTTAGTTAATAAAACAAGCCCTATTGAATGACTCGTAACGTCAATGTCAAAGTTTTGAACGTTTATTGTGTTTGTCGCTAAGTCTACAAAATCAGTTGCGTTTTGTGTACTTATGTTTGACCAATAAATATCATTGTTATTTACCTTTGAGCTAAAGTCTAAATTTTCTGCTTCAGTAATAAAACTATATTCATTCGTGTTTTTACCGTACAAAAATACATTAGTAAATCTCGGGTCTGTTAAAAATGTACCCGTAAAAGTTAAACCGTAATCGTTTTCAATTGCTTCAAATAACTTACTTACTTTAACCGCTGGAAAAAGTTCATCGTACTGTATTGCATTTGCACTTTGTGTTATATCTTCCGTTCCGTGGTGGTAAGTCCAATATCTATTACTTGCAATCAAAGGGTAACGTACATCGTAATCCGTTGCAAGGTCTATTATTCTATTGTATATATTTGTACCCGTATAAGCAAACTCCAAAGAACTTAAATCTAACTGATTCAATTTATCTTCACCAAACAAATCTTTCAGCGCTCGTATTTCACCGTAGAATGTAAGTTGATAATTTTCCGGTTGTCCGTTTTTTACATTAGCCTTTTCAATCTGAATTTTACCACGCCTAAATGTAGTTAAGTCAATTTCTATTACCGCATTTCGTCTTATATTATGGTCAAATAACGTATTAGTGTTTTGAGGGTCTCCAATATCCGATTGATAAAAATGTTTGAATATTTGATTATTAACCGTTGAGGCTGGCACGGTAAACGACTGCGAAAAATCAGTAAATACTTTTGAAATATCAGCAATATTTTGAACGCTCGAAGTAACATTAATTTGTTCGTCTTCAAATAGCTCAATCTTATTACCTTCAATATATACTTGTACTTGTCTCATATTACGTTATTAATAGCATTGAAAGCAAAATCAAACTCTAATTGATAGTTAATCATTTTTTGATTTATATTCTTAAATAGTTCCGTTGACTTCGTGTTAATCTTTGCCGGTAAATTGTTAAGCAGTATCTTTTCGCTTGTCATTAATTCCTCAAGTAAATCGTTGTAGCTTTCAGTTACCCAGTCCGTATTTACTTTTATGCTTCGTTTTGCAGTAGTGTTAAATACTTTTCTTTGACCTTCTAAAGTATTGTAGTTAGGTATCGTTGATTGCATTAAATTGTATTCCGTGTTTTCAATGCTAAACGTGTCGTTAGACGCTGCAAAAAACCAAGTCCTTTGCCAACACCCGAAACGGTTTACAAAGTCGCATAAAACGGGTGTATAACGACAATTTTCGTATGGCTTAAAATAGCTTTCCCAAACAGTAACATCTGTACCCGCTAAATTTACTGTAATCTCTAATTTGTTTCCGGCTGCATAATAACTGCTGTGAACTCTTGGTACATCTATTATTGAATTGTTTGTTAAGTTTTGCGTTGTCGTTGCGGCTGTTACTAAGTTTGTGTACTTCGCTTTGTAGCTTGTGCCAGTTCGTACCATTATGTGACCTGCCCTTCTGCTGCTTGTTGTACTTGGGTTTGTGCCGTCGTAGTAATAATTGAAAGTTCCGTCTTTGTGTAGTATGTCGTAAACAAGTCCAAAGTTACCGCCTTCTTCGTACCACGTAAAACCGTCGTAAGCGTAAGTAGTAGTAGTGTTTAAAAGTGTATAAACACCACCGTCTAATTTGTATCTTTTGTATTGAACGTTACACCATTGTGTGGTTTGACTTGCCGGAAAAGTATTGTAGATTTCTTGTCTTGTATTCCAACTGATATACTCACGAATATACGGACTGATATTGTAGTACGTGTTTACGTTGTTTGAAGCTGGAATTAATTTACTCAAAGTGTAACTTGGTGAAGCTGGAGCGCTCCCCGTACCGTTCCAAATAAAAACCTCTAACTTAGAACCATCTTGTCCCGTTTCGGATATTTCTACTATATAAGGTGAACGTGAAAAAATACTCATTTTATATTCTTTAAATTTTGGTCTAATATTTCGTTTAAAAGCTGTTCAGCATCTAAACCGTATTTATCTATTAACGTATCCGGTAAAGTTTTGTAGGCTGCTTCGAATGGCTTAGTAAAAAATAAACTTGGTTTGATTCCGTGTTTATATATTGTTTTAGCAAGTGCAAACTGTAAACCTTTTCTGCTTTGAAATTGTCCTTTTACATTTCTTGGTGCAATTCCTTTTTTAACCGCCCATTTATCAAACGCTTTTGCCGGTGGCATTTTATTCGTATATTTATAAGGCGTGTTATATTTGGTTTGCGTACCTGAAACCCCTTTGTCCTGAAAGTTACCGTAAGGCTCCATTTCAAAATAGATACCTATTGAATTAGGCATTTCTTTAACTTCACCTTTTATCGAATTAGATAGTTTACCGCTGGTATCTTTACCTAATCTTTGTAAATTGGCTTTCGCTTCAGCTACTACTAAATCACGAAACTGCTGTAATGCTTTTAGTCTTTCACTCATCTATTCCGTATTTTACAAAATAAATTCCGTCTTTTGGTACGTGTTCGCTTAACACAATATTAAATCCTTTGTATTTGTGATTTAAAGTACTGGCGTATTTCTTAAATTCTAAAGAACATAAAAAATCATTACCTTTAGGATTAACTTTGATTAAATCGTCTAATGCTTTTCTAAACTTTCTCATTAACAAACAGTCATTTCGTTAGGAACTAAAACATCAAAGGTCATTGTCCAACCGGCTAAATAGTTTTCAAATCTTTCTGCAAAAGCTTCTAACGTTGGGTTACCATCCACCTGAAAAGAATCAGTAAATAAATCACCTCGTCTTATTTCTTCGTACAATCTGTTTAAAACTGAAAGCATAGTATTTAGTACATAAACCTCGCTGTCGTTTCCGTTGAACACGTCCGTATCTTCGTCTTTTGATTTGTTTACAATATCCATAGCCATTAAACTTACGTTAAAACGAATTACATTACTTTCAAACGTAGCGTTATTCACTATGATATGCACTAAAGGAAATATTGTTTGTTTTGCTAAATCTACTCCGAAAATATCACCTTGCGTAACCGTGTTTACAAAAGGGTCATTTTCTAAGTTGGTTTTTAACGTATCTAATACCGTGTAATAATTAGCCATGTCGCTGTATTTTTTTTAATTCTCTATCTTCTATTTCTCGTTTTTGTCTTTCGTAAGTAAGGTAGGTAAGGCACTTTCTAACCCCCAACTTGGTAACTTCATCAAACTTTGTAACGTCTCCCTGAGAAAGCGCATAGATTGAATTGTACCATCCCCATCGTTTATTAAATTGCGTTCTTTCGCTAAAGTCATTATCTTCGGATTCTTCTCTATCTCCGTCTCCAAAGAGGTAAGCGTATGTTGTACTAAGTCGCTTCCTAAAGTCGAAAAAAAAACCGTTGCAGCCATTACAACGTCCAAAGGTGCGAACTTCATTACATCGCTGAATTCGTCCGTTCCCGTGTACTCGAATATTTCGTACCTATCTTTTACTTTCTTTGTGATAGGACGGTACATTACCGCCATAGCTTTATGAAAAGTTTCTACGCTTGAAATATTACTTTCTAAATCAATGTATTCTCCAAAACTCATATCTTCGAGATTAGGAATAAAACCAAATTCAGTATTATCGATTTTAAACGTTGCTTGAAATTTAGGCTTTGCTTTGAATATTTCGTTTAAATGTAAAGTTAAGCTTTTAACGTCAGACCATTTTACTTTAACTACGTCTTTCATTTTTAATCCGCAGAAAATCTCGATAGTCTTTTGACCGATAAATTCTTCGTCGTTCGACTTTTCAACTACCTTCATAAATTCTTGGTAACTCCTTAAAGGAATTTCGCTTAATGAAGTAGGTATTACAATTTCTGTTTTCATCTTATTTATTAACTTTTTATTCGTGTTTTTGTAGTTTAAACCATTTTGTTGACGTTAACAAAAAGATATCTGCACACTATTTGCATACTTGAACGGGTGTGAACTGTTATTTATTTCTCGTTATTGTCTTTAATTGCTATCTGGTACGCTTGACAAAGTAGTAAATATTGACGCTCGTTGACTAAACAAGCACGGTTTATTTTAACTAACTTACCTTTTACCCGGAAAATATAATCTTCTACAATTGAAGCCATTATATGCGCGTTCTGAAAATCCATTACCAGATGTGATATTTACCGTAGTTAGAATTTAATCCTAACGTTTCCATTTCGTGGTATCGTAACGCATCAATAGCATGATTGTTTGTGTCAATCGGTTTGTTTAAACGTGTTCCCGCTTTGTCAGTATCCCAACAGTAAGCACGTAGCTCTTTAATCAAATTAACGCTGTTAGACGTAACTAAATATTCTTGGCGCTGCATAACATCAATACCGTAGTTAATTGAATCCTTGCCCTTTGTAACGCCTTTAATTGTTATTCCATAGCGCTTTATTTCTTCAATGCTTTTAGGCTCTGAAGAATCAGCATATACGGGTACGTGTTTCGGTAGTTCTTTTGCAATATCACTATTAAGCATCCCCGTTTGGTATTTTAGTTCGTTTAATATTCGTGTACCGTTGTAATTGTAAACTTCAATTATTGCAGTTGGGTCATTCGTGTAACCGAAGTCTAATCCAATACCGATTAACTTTGCGTCTTTTGGTAGTGTGTCTATTGTTTTCCAGTTACTGAATATAACGCCTTCGAGCATTCCTATTTCACCTAATCCGTACACACGCCACCAATTAGCCCAATATGCGCTTGTTTCGGCTTTTAAACGGTTCTTTTCTATTTGTTGAACAATACTATCGTCAAGCGCTTCGTTGTCCTTATACGTCAAAATTAAGAAGTCGCTATCTGGTTCGTCTTTTAGTTCTTTGTGTACCCAAAATTCATTAGCCGGATTAAAGTCTAAATATACTTCTTTCTTTGTACGTATTGCAAGTTCGTTGTATGATTCAAATGTTACGTTGTTACATTCGTTTATGTATAACACGTCACGTCTTGCACCCCTTAATTTACTTGAATCGTCAGCACTAAAGAATTCTATTACGCTTCCGTTAGCAAACTCGTATCTAAGTAAAGATTTATTGAAGCGCTCGTCAAAGTATCTACCGGTTTCTTTCATTATCTTTAGAAAGTCTTTTAGCGCACCCCGTCTTAAATGAGGTATTGATTCAGCTACTACGCTAATTTCACTTCGTGGATAGGTTGCAGCCTTGGTAATTAGTACCGGTAATATTCCGTATGTTTTTCCTGCATTGTCTCCCCCTACTACTTAATTCATAGGGGGATAAAAAGCGGAAGTTCCACCCTGGATTATTTTAATCCGTTTTTGTAGGGCGTTAATCTTCCTTATCGCTGATGTTATTATCATTTAGTTTAAATAACGGTTGTTCTATATTCGTTTGTTCTACTTGCTCTTTTAGGTTGTTTAAACGTTGTGTAATGCTTGGATTATACTGTCCTACCATACCGCCTTCGATTTGGTCTCTACGGATTTCTTTTTTAATATGCGAACAGACAGCGGAAAATTCTTCGTATCTTTTATCTCGATTGTAAAAATAATCTTCAACTTCGCCTACTATATTCCAACAAAATATTTCGAATCCTTCCATTGTTAAAGGACGTTCTAACGGTTCTGCTCTTTCTTCAAACTCTTTTCCACCGAATACGCTTTTTATTCTTGGATTTGCTTTTACGTCTTGTTTGTATCTTAGGAATAGTTCGTAAAGTTGTTCAGGGCTATCTAAGTTTCTTGGTCTACCTACTTTTGCCATTTTATAGTTCGTGTTTTTTTAGTTTTTTCTTATTTGTTCTAACTTTCTTTGCGCCCACTCTATACCAGCGTCACCACCCCAAGCTAACCACATCAAACGACCGCATCCGTCTCCAAGTTCTTTATCGGAATTTTGTCGATGTCTTTCAAAGGCTGCCATTCGTGAAATAGTTTCTTCGCTTATAGGTTCGCCATTTGCTAATTGATTCGCTCTTTGTTTACCTACGGGTGTACCACAATCACCCCAACCGTTTTCTTCAGCATATCTTAACGCTATCTTTGCGTTTTCAGTTGCTTCTTTAGGATAATCCGTGTAACTTTCTAATTCGACTTTATTTCTGCTATCTTCAAAAGTAGTTGAACATACGGCTAAACGTTGGTCCGTGTTTTTGTATTCACTTACCATTGTATCGTTAGACATACAACGTTGAATAAAGTCCTTTTTTTCTTCGTTAGGGTTAGGCTTCGGTATCGGCATAGCTATTGTATAAAATTTCAAGTTTATTCATTACATCACGTAGACAAGAACCGCAAGAAGTAGGTTGCATGTTTACAGTAAACACTCTATTGTAAATCTTTAGTAGTTCTTTTTGTTCGGTAGGCTTCATTGAGTAACGCTTTTCTGAATACCATTGTGTTAAATATTCATGTTCGTCTTTTAGCAAACATTTAGGTTTTCTGTAAGGAAACAAAGCGTTTAACTTTGCTTTTCGTTCATCACAATTACAATCCTCCCCTAAAATCCACTTTGCCACTTTTGCAATGCCTGTTGTTTCTAAAACCTTTTCTACCGTGTCTCCTAATCCTTCACTTTGTGCTGCTAATATTTCAGCTTTTGTTCGTCTTTTTCGTGCCATATCTATTTTATTAATTCATAATCTTCATTGATTAAGTCTTGGTAATCTTCACCTACATTTTCTTTCAATCGTTCTTTACAAGTCTTAATTGTTTTCCATACGCTTTTAAAACTTATACCGGTAACACCTTCTATTTGTCTTGTACTCATTCCTGAAGTTCGGTAAAGGTCAAATAATAGTTGGTCGTACCAATGCCATTGTTTAACCTCATGATTAATCTTTATTTCTAAACGTTTCTTTGCTTCAAGTATTTCAGGTATGTATTCGTCTTTTATTTGGTAGGCTTCCGTTATATTTACTTTACAAACTCTTGACTTGCTTTTCTTGTAATCAAAAGCCATATTTCGTAACACGGTCCAAATAAAGTTTTTATTCAGTTTGTTGTTTACGTAAAATCGTTCTACGTTATTTATTACAGCCATTTTAAGATACATCTCTTGAACTATATCTTCAGCGTAAAATTCTTCTCCAAAGGTGCCTACAATCTTAATCCAGTCTTTGTGGTGTTTACTTAGTTCTATTAAAAAGCTTTTGTTTACCAAAGTGAAGTAAATAATTGAATAACAGAAACACTTGACAAAAATATTAAAACACGGTGGATTGATTCTAATATTAATTCGTCTTTATATAACCACGTTTCAAACTTTTCACTTGGTACCCAAAAGGCAAAAACCAGAAAAACCCTATCTAAAATAAATACGGCAATCAAAATAGGAAAAAGTAGTACGTGCTTCACACTACAAATTTATATTATTTTTTTATATACAATGTTAATTATTCAATATTTATACTATAATCGTTTAAAAACTCTCTTAGCTTGTCTCGTAAATTCTCGTATGCTTGAGCCACTTCACAGGGTAATTTATCGTTATATTTTATTTCAGCTCTTAAATGTTGGTCTAAATCCCAAATAACTAATTTGTATTTATATCCGTCTAATGCTGTTCTAATATCTTCAGATTCTTCTTGTGAATCAAATTCAAAAGTTACTTTACCCATTTATTAAATCTTATGCTATCAATATGTTTTATTAATCTATCTTCACCTTCCCATTGTTTTCTTTCAATACTTAAAACTAAAATGCGTCCACCTACTGGTTTAATTGGCGCTCCTCGTTCAACGTGCCAACCTTTAGAACCGTCACCGTATTCTTCTTTGTATGTCCCGGTAATCATTAAATGTAGTTCTTTTTGTTCTAAAACATATCCATTATGAGGTGAATGTATTAAAGTGTCCCTTACGTCGTGACGTGCTGAATTTTCGTGTATATGTCCCATTGTAAATATATCAAACCCTTCGTACATCTCTAAAGCACGGGTTAAATTTAATGCTCCTTTTGTTACTACACCACCACCGCCGGAACCGTGAAAGTATTTTAATTTATAAAAAACCGCTTTGCTTTTATTAAAGCCTTGTCTAATAGAAATCCAACCACCATAACCGCCAGTCATTACGTTACTGTTATTTTTATAGTTTAGTAAGTCTACAAATCTTTGTAGTATGTCCGTCTCTTGGTATTTTATAATAGCTGTTTCGTGATTTCCGTATCCTAAAACAGTCAATATACTTGCGTATGGACTAAACCATTCGACCGCAGTTTCAACAATGCTATCTAAATACTTTGCGTTATTGTGTTCAGGTCGTATGTCAGATTTATTTCCTCGCTTGTCTCCTTTGCCTTGCATTAAACAAAAAAAGTCCCCGTTGACTATTACGGGGATATTCTCTTTTAGGCAGTAATCTAAATGCTCTTTTAATAGTTCTCTATTACATTTTGGGTTATCCCAATGTAAATCAGACAATACGGCTATTTTTACTTGCGAACCCTGAACAAATAATTGATGAACGTTTTTTGAATACCTAACTAACTCCATACATATATAACAAAATTAGTTGGCTTTTGTACTGTTTAAATATTCAGAAAGTAATTATCGTCACGTGCTAATTCTTGCCAGTATAAACGTTCTTCTTCTTCATCTTCGCATATGTCTTGGTATTCATAATCGTAAGGATGTTCATATAAAACGCTTTCAATGTATTCACAAATTAACTTCGTGTTTCTTTTGTTTAGGTGTTTAGAACTTATTAACGCACCATCTTCAGCGTAGAAATCGTATTTACCTATTTTTACGTTTACACCGTCAACTTCACCTTCTTTTATTATCCAGTCATGTCTAAATTCGAACTGCATTTCTTTTCCTTTACCACAATCGATATCAAAATACCCTACTCCGTTACTTACTTCAATGTTTTTTACTGTTGTGTTTCGTGTTTTCATAGCTGTTTAATTAATTATTTCAACAAATATAATATTAAAGTTTAATATAAATACTATCTGAATAAAAAAATGCGGAATTTTTTAGGTTCCGCACTTCATTTAGGTTTTGGGCGTTACTTATTAGCGTCTAAATATTTGCCAATTCTTTCAATTGTGGCCGTGCTAACTGTTTTACCTTTTAAAAACGTGTGTATGTTTGACTGGTGTAATTTAGCATCTAAACAAAACTTGTTTAAAGTTATTCCTTTGCTTTGAATATACCGCCAAATTAACGTTCGTGTTACATTATTTATGTTAGCTATTATCTTTTCTTCTTTCATGGCTTAAAAACTGTTTAAAAAGTCTGAAATATCGTTGCTTTGTGGCTTCGTGTTTTCATCGTCTACCGGTTTAATTGACAAACTTAAATATCCTTTACCTTGACTTGTTTGTTTTTTCCATGCGCTTAGATAAAATTCACGCCCTAAGATTGTAATTTTACCGTTTAAATCCGGGTGCGTTTCTTTCGTCTTTTTGTCGTTTGTAAATAACGCTCCGCTGTTGTCTCTCTTTTCCATTTTTATTTTAATTTAAGTTTTAACATTTTAATTACTAAAGAATCAGCGTTTACAGTACCGCCTTCATCTGTTACCGCTATTAGTGCATCTACTAATTGCTTTAATTCTTTTATTTGTTTTTTTAATTCTTGTATCTCTTGGTTAACTTCAGGATTCATAGCTTTTCTATTTCGTGTTTTACTTTAGTCCAATAATCATAATTTGCTCCTAAATCAATTTCTCGGTAGTCCCAACTTTGTTTAATTATTTCATCAGCAATTTTTAAAGCACATTTTTTAGAAGTTTCTGTATCTAAGTTTATATCCATACGAAAAAACCTAACTAATTCACTTGCTTTTTTTAATTCTTTACTTGGGTCAAACCATTTGTCAACATCAAATTTCTTTTTCATATCACTTGAATTAAGTTGTTATAATATTCTCTACATTCTTCAATTCGTATTTTGATAGCTTCTATTACTTTCTCATCTCGCTTTATTACGTGCGTTTTAACGCGCTTTTCCTTAGGTATGTGCATGAAAGTATGTTTGGCTTCTACAAAGTCTATTATTTCGTCGTTTTCGTCTATTTCGTTTCTTCGCCAATGTTCTCTTCTTATTTCGTCTCTAACAATTTGTAAAGGTGTATCAATTAAACAATAACATAATAACGCTTCGTCTTTCCCGGTCAAATACATATAACCCTGAAGCTGGTAATAGTAATCTTTGTTTTTTACTTCTTCTTCAATTACCTTTTCAAAGAATGTAAAAGCATCCCAACTACTTTTAACGTCTATTAATACGTCCGTGTTTACATCGGGAACTCCAGTTAGATAATCGTTTTCTAAACGTTCTTCATTCTTGTAAATAAATCCTACGTCTAAAACATCGTTAACAAGCGCTATTGCTTCAGCTTCTACTTCGTTTCCTTTGTCCGTATACCTTGACCAAAATTCTTTATGTATTCCGTATTTTTCTTCGACCGCTAATTCAAGTAAATACGTTTTAGTAGTTTGAGAAAGACGCTCCCCCTTGGTGCGGGGGTTTGTCATAATTTTACCTATTTGTGAACATCGTATTTTCATAGCGCTTTCAATTGTTCTGGTGTTAAATCAAACTTTTCTTTAATTTTATCAAAAGTAATTTTACCCTCGTTAACCGCTTTTAGTGCTTCTAAAAATCTTTTGTTGTCTAACGTTTCTTTTTTAGGCTTTTCTTGCTCTCCTGAAGCGTCCGTGTCTTTGTCCGTTACAATACCTAAAATCGTACTCAAACAGTACCTACGAAAATACGTAACACCCGAACCGAAACTTTGAAAGTCATTCATTCCTTTTAATTGTACGTAAGGAATCAAAGTTAAAGAATCAATACTTTCACCGCTTTCTACGTGAAATAAAATAGTCTTTAAATAGTTTAACCCGTCTTGTGAGTTAATTAGTTGCGTAAATCCTAATCCGTGTTTTTGTAACAATGGATTAATTTCTTCGAAAATTTTAGGTAAATCAGCGTACGAATACCCGTAGCCTTGTGTACCCTTGTGAATTACTTTCACTTCTTGTTGGAACGAAGCCAACGATTTTAATAAATGTTTCATATTGTTTTGTTTTGTGTTTGCAAATATAATAATAAATTTTAATATAACTATAATTAAAAAAAATATTATAGAAATTTCTTTAATCCTTGTACCGCATTTTCGATTGAATTAGCGCGTTCCTGAAGGCTTATAATTTGTTCCTGAATAGTAAGTTTACAATCAGTAGTAAAGTACCCGTTAGACGTTGCAATTAACGGTAATAAACCATTTGAACGAATATAGTTAACTAACTTTCTTAATCTCGGTTGTGTTAATCTTATTTTGTATCCGTTATTTTCTAAAAACACATTCATTCTTTTTACTATTAATTCAGCTTTTATAGGATTCGTCTTTTTGTAACCTCTAAACCCGTGAATTACCAGCTGCAAAATTTCTTTTTCTTCAACACTTAATTCGTGCGTATATTCTTCAAAACTTGTTATCATATCTTATATAAGTTTTTAAGTTCAATTAATTTAATTTTAAAATCCTTTTCATACTTTAAAGGAATTCTTATACTGATTGTAGTAGTTGGCTCACCTTTTTTTCTACCTGAATTTTCTCTTTTACCTCCTCTCATTTTTGATTAATAATTATAGAAATTAAAAAATAATGTTTGATATTTCCAATACATTGTTTAATTGAACTTGCTCAACTAATGACATAGCAATTTTATTGGATAAATTGTTATTGTTTTCAAGTAAATAATTAACTCGTTCTACCTCACTTGTAATAGCTTTATATTTTTTATTATTATAATATAAAGACAATTCATATTCTGATTCAGATTCCCAACCAATAAATAATCTTAATTCATTAGTAAAATTTAATTTAACTTCTTGTGAAAAGATAGCTTTTGTTTTTTGTTCGTTAATTGTTTTCATAATGTTTATTTCTTTTTGTTTTGTGCCTTATTGACCTTACAAAGATACGGATGTTTTTGAAACCTGCAAACATAAATCATACTTTTAACATTTTTTAACATTTTAATATTACTTATAAAAATCAGTTAACGGTAGAAGAATCCCTTTACTGGTGTTGGAATCACCCCCTAAAACATCCCTATTTGAATTTAAATATTTTCTACAAAGTTTTTTTAATTCGTCTTTTTCAATCATTATAAAATGGTAATCACTTAACCAATAACAATAATAATCAGCTTCGCTTGTTGCTATTCCTGAAGGATTACATCTACTACGATATTCAACAAATATATTTCCAGTTTCTAAACATTTAAAATCTCTTTTTACTTCTATTTTTTTACCAAGTAGTTCGTATAATTTTGTTTCAAAAGTTAATCCTATTTCTAAATCGTATCTAAAATCGCTATTGTGTTTCATGTTCTTTTGTCTTTTTCTTGTAGGTTGTTATTATTTCTTTTAGTTCTTGGACTGTAAATTTTCGTGTTTTTGTAGCTTCTACACTTAAATTCTCAAATTCTTCTATTCCTATTTTCCTAAGTAGGTTTTCACGGTAGTAAATTAAGTTACCTGAAAGATACGTGTTACAGTGTTCGCATTGAAGATGTACATTCCTTTCGTCAAATCGTACGCTCCAATGATTGTTAGCGTTATAGAAATGTCCAGCATTGGTTTTTAATGGCTTCTTTTGGCACGATATACAAACGTTCCCGGAATCCCTTAATCGAATAAACTTATTGAATACTTGTTGAGCTAATTTAACGTAGTCCTGAATAGTCATTAAGTCCATTTTTAACTTCGCCTTTTTACTTTTCCAATTCTTTTCCTTTACTTCGTTTATCCATTCAGATACACAATTAGGCTCAAAACAATTCTTTTGTAAGGTTGTAATAGGTGAAAAGACGGATTTACAATACTTACATTTTCGTGTTTTCATATCTCAATTGTTTTATTAATTTGTTCTAAGTGTCTAATCTTTTGCTTTAACTGCATTATTTCTATTTCCATTTGAAATTGTTTTTTGTCACTTGCCTGAAGTAGTTTATCTACGTGTTCAAAGTATAACGCCGCTTCACCTACTTCGGTTAAACTCTTTTCCATTGAATCAATTAAATCTTTTCTGTGTCCGTGTTTTTCTTTGATGTTATCTAAAGAATTTTGAATCTTTAAATAAACAGTCCATAAACCCGTTTTTCTTTTTATATATTCTAACATAACTTTATTTTTAAAATGGCATTTCGGGGTTTCCGTCTTTATTTATTCTTGGTTCTAATTCTTTAAAAGCTCCTTGCTTCATTCTTTCACTAAACGAAATTAATTCTTTTCCATTTACTATTTCAGGTTTTGAAGTAGGAAAACTATTTGAAATTGGTTTAGGTTCGTGTTTACTTCGATTAGCGTATATTTTATTATCAGCAAAATCTTTAATGTAGTATTGATATTTTTCTACGTCTAAAAATAGTTTGTACGTTCCGTTTTTTGAAACGCCTTTAGGCTTGCTTTTAGCCACTTTTAAATGCACTTCGTTTTCTTGTGCTATACTACCATCGTTCAAAATTAAACCCGTTGGTGGTCGCCACGGAATTAAAACCGTTAACCCTTTTCTAAACCATACTTGACCTCCAGCAAAATCACGAGCGCTCGGAATAGGGTAATAACTTATTTCAACACCTTCGTGTGTTTTACCGTGTGTTAAAGGTTGGTCACGTACATGATTAATAATACAGTTGTGTCGCTTCGTCTTTCGTGCGTTTTTACGTGCAAGTCCTAAAATTCTACTCAAATATTTATCTTCGCGTCCTAAATCTTCGTGTTTAAACTCTTCAGTTAGTTCGTTCCACGGGTCGATAGTAGTAGTTTGTATTGTTATTTCTTGTGTGCGTTCAATTTCATCTACTAATTTATAAAACTTTTCTAACGTCAAATCTTCGTCGATAGGGTCTATTACTATAAAATGGTCGTTGATAAACATTTCAGCAGCTACTTGTTCGCCTTGTGTCATTGAATTATCGCCTATTGTGTACGGTTTACCAATATATTTATAACATAATTCAGCGTATATTTCGGCAGCGTTACCCGTTTCAGGTGAAAATATTACGTGTTTCCAACCGTGTATGCAACTTAAATTAATTAGAAACTCGAACCATATTTCAGTTTTACCACTTGCGGGTGCTGCGCCTATGTAAGTTGTACACCCTTCTTTTACCGTGTACGGTATTTGGTCAAAAGTCCAACCGATTGATTTACCTCGAACATTTTTAAGGTTACGAATATCGTTTAGTTGTCCTTGTAAGTCGCTTAATCTTTTATACATCTTAATCAAATATTTGTCTTGGTTGTTTAACTTCAATTTTGCTAATATACGGAAGTGTGTTTAATAGCTTTGTTTTCCAGTTTTTAATTTGTTTGTTGTTTCCGTCTTTCCAATTGTTTACTTTCCAACTTTCGTACTTCAATTTAACTTCGTCTTTGTCTATGTTTGAAATTTGTTCGATTGCAAATTGTAGAAATTCAGTAAATTCAGGTATATATATTTGTTCTTTTGTTTCTTGTTTATTTATACTATCAGTGCTTTCACGTTGCTTTGTTCCGTGCTTTATCAATGCTTTATCAAGTGCTTTATCATGTGCTTTATCAAAATTTGATAGAGCAACTATATTACTTGAATACTGATTTTTACTTTTTTCAATCAGCTTAACAAAACCAAATTGAACTAAATCATTCAAAGTATTTATGTAAGTATTATAACTACGAATACCAATAGCTTCTTTTGCCATTGTAGTAGGTAAACCAAATTTTTCCTTCCAACCTAATCGATTGCAGTGTTCAATAATAAAAAAATAAAGTGCTGTGTGGTTTGGGTTTATTCGCTCTGGATTCTCAAAAGTCCAGTCGAACCATTTTCGGCTTAGGTCGTATGAATTCATGGTTGTTATTTATTAAATAACCCCCGAAACAATAGCCACAACCACGAGGCATCAAGTGTTCAGGGGTTAGTAAAAAAGTCTTCTGATTCATGTGGTTGTTATTTCAGATAGGCAAATATACAAATAATTTTTTAATTACCAACTATCTACATTCGTAACACAAAAATTTTCTCCTACATTTGCGTTAAACCATGCTGATTGGTTAAAACACCAAGTCTTTAAATTACCCGAACATTGATTTCTAACTGTTAAAGAATAACAAGCATTACCGTTATTGTCAAAAGTTATTTCATCGTTTGTGATAGTTCCGCAATTACATTCTTTTTTGCAGCTGGTTAAACTTAAACAAGCTATTGCAATAATAAATACTTTTTTCATTTTACTTTTATTTTATAATTACTGTTGGTATTGCAGAATTTATTTCAAATATTTCGTCTATTTCTAATAATCCATTTGAATAAAACGCTCTGTAATACGTTAAATCCGTTTCTTTGTCGTGGATTCTTTCGACTTCAGTTAAATAATATACTTTCATAATTAATCGTTTTCTAAATTTATTCTTTCTATTGTTACTTTTAAGTTTCTTTTCCAGCTTCGCATTAAGTATTTATACCTTACACACTTTGAAGGTAGTTTAATTCGTGTTAAATTAATTCTTCGTCTTTTCATAGTGATTCTTTATTAATCCGATTACTATTGATATAAAACCCACACTAAAGAGCAATAGCGCCATTTTTGCTTCTTGTGCCATATCAATTTAATTTTAGTACATAAATTATCGCATCCATAGCTAATTTCTTTCTAACTAATTGTATCGTTTCCATAATTTAAAATCTACTTTTGATTACTAATTTTAATTCACCGTTGATATCGGATTCTACTTGTTCGTGTATCTTTTCAATGTAACTTTGCTGAAATTCTACATTGTGCCATTTATCTGCGATTTCCAAGCTTTTCTTTTGTTCGTGATATGATTCTACTCCCGAAAGGATTAACGCCCTTACATCGTCTAAAATTAGCCTTAAATCGGTTTTATCAGTCCACTCAAAAGATAATTGAACTTGTTTAGTTCGTTTTTGCTTACTTGTCCAGTTCATTTTGTATAATTTATTATAGCGTCTAAATAATCTTTGTATAGCTTTTCGTTGAAAGAACCGCCTTTATCTTCCGGGCAAATTTTATTCATCCACTTGCGCTTTAAATATTCTACGTTAGGACGGTGCGGATAGTAAGTATTATCTTTTGCTTTCATAATTTTTAGTTTTAGATATTAGTACTAAAGATAAACAAATAGCTCCTATTGCTAAAAGCAAATAACTTTCGTAAGTGTAACCCAACAAAATAATTATTGAGTTAATTAAGATTCCTGTTCGTTTTTTCATTGTGTTTAAATTAAATGTTCTTCTTCTAATTTTTTTAATTCAGATTCAATACTACTAATAGTAAACATAGTTGAGTTTTTTTCTTGAAAAGAACAACTATCTTTAAAATTCATGTTTGATTGAATTTCTCTTAATAACTTACTACACAATTTTTCTAATTGCGTTTTGTGTTCGTTAATTTTGTTAATTTCTTCAATTGTTTTCATGTTTTATGTTTTTAATTATAAACCAAAATTAATATAAAAATTTAATATAACAACTATTTTTAGAAAATATTTTTAATTTTTTTTTCTTAAAACAACAAAACCCTTGATTTCTCAAGGGTTTCATAACACAAAACAAACAGAAAGATTTTTTATTTTCCTATCTTAAAACGTCTTAAAATAAATTTTACTACGCGTTTAGCTATAAGTTTCCAAATACCGCCTTTAGATTCGACTTTCACCTCCAACCCTTCAGCGGTCTTGGATATATCTATATCAATGTTTTTACTATCCAACTTGAACTCTTTGTTTACTTCGTCTTTTAATACGTGAATATCTACGTTCTTTGAGTCTATATCCAGTTTAATATTCGTACCGTCTTTTTCTAAATTAACGTCAATATTATCCGTATTTACTGTTATTTTTTTCTTTGCCATAACTATTTAAATATATTTCCATTTAAACCCGCCAGCTGTTTTACTTCTTCCGTAAATACAACCTCTTATATTTGATTCACAAATATTTGTAATCCTCATTGCTTCCATTACCGCTGGATAAACGCAAATAACATTACCTTGTAAATCCATTTTAGCTACTTTTTTGCTTTTCCAATTAAGTTCACCTAATTTTCCAGTATTTGCTCCTTTATGTTTTAACACTTTATATCTGTGGTTTTGATTTTCAGACCGTGTTACCCATTCTAAGTTTGATAATTGATTATTCAATTTATTACCGTCAATATGGTTTACTTCTAACTTTATTTTAGGCGTTCCTAAAAAAGCTTCAGCAACTAATCTATGTACGTATTCTCTTTTTTTAATTCCGTCTTTTGAAAGACCTACGTTCATGTAATCGTTACCGTTATTTAAAGGTATCAATATTCTTTCGATTTTACATTGATAGCCTTGTTTTCTTTTTACATTACCGAAATTAGAAATTTCATAATTAGGGTAATTTTCAATTGTTTTCCAAATTTCCATATATTACTTTTTAGAATTGTTCACGCAATATACGAAAAATTTTTCAATTATTTACTCCAACGTCTTGGATTTTTTCCATTAAAATAAGTGTCGTAGTGTACCCAAGTTGAATATGTACCTAAACCACCTTGTTTCATTTTACCGGCTGCAATCAATTTCTCGATAATAGCCGCAACTTGTTTAGGGGTATAACCTTCTATTTTAAAATCCGCGGCTTCACCTGTGATATGTCTTGACTTAGTCACACCGCCTACTTTAGCATTTAATTCAGCTGGTCTGTAACCGCTTGTAATCTTAATAGGTTTCTTTACCTCGTCACGTAACACTTGAAGATTCTTTGCAAGTTCAATCAAATTACGTAACACGTCCGTAGGCACATTGTAATTACGCTTATTGAACTCCGATAAACTGAAATTTGTTGTTAGCTTCATAATTTATTTTTGCGCTAATTTACGACTTTTATTGTCAAGTACCGCAACCGTATCATTTTTTATAATCGGTAAAGGTTGTCTTTCTTCAATAGGTTTTCTATTGTAGTATTCGTTTTTATCTAAACAGTTATAAAGACGGTCTTTAACGTCTTGCACTTCAAAATGTGTATACGCTAACCATAAGGCTAAAACTCCGATTGCGCCTTGTTTTTTAATCACTTCAATAAATTGTGTAATAGGTATCATTTTCATATATTATTCAAAAGGTGGTGGTGTTGGTTTTGGTTCGTAAGGAATCAAATCTAAGTCTTTTACCCAAAGGTAATCAGGGTTAACACACTGCTCCATCTCCTCAACTGATATTACCCAATTGTCGTTAAGGTCTTGGATAGGGTTAAAGTAACTGTCAGGTGCATACCATTGACCTATTAATTCGTCTTTTTGTAACTCAGTAAGCAAGCCTACATAAGTGAGTCTTTGTTCTTTTGTTAATTCGTTTAGTTTCATATCTTATAATTAAACTTGGCGAGCCAAGGCTGTGTTGAAATTTTGTACTCTTGTGTAAAAGTTAGCTGCTTCGGTATCTGTTAAACCGTCACCTATTGAAGCGAAGGCTGTTTGTTTAGTTGAAAAATACAATGGAGTAGAACCTGTTCCCATTGCTCCAATCATAGTATTTACATTTGGTCTAATGGTGGAAACTGTTGTTCCATTAACTAATTTACTTCCATTTTTCCATCCATCAATGTCATTTGAAGCTTGTCTATTCGTAATATAAAAACCTTGTGAATTAGCATCTGAAACTGATGTAAAACCACTTTGATTACTTAAAAAATATGTTGTACCACTTGTTCTAATTTCAAGTAAATTATAATCAACATTTGTAACTGATGACCTTGCTCCAATTTCTACTTCCGTACCATTACTATTTGTTCTTGAATAATAGCTTAAATGAGTTGAATTCAAATTACCATTTACATTTTCTATATATTTAGTATCTGCATAAGCATTTGTTCCATTAGGCAAAGCTCCTGTGCTTGAATGAGTCCAACCTCCATTAAACACCAATCTAAACGCAGCATCTAAATCGCGTGGGTCTTTTAAATTCCATTTATGCTGAGCAGCTGTACCACCAACAAACGGATATAACGCTTTAAACTTAGTCCATAAGCTATCAGCTTTTAATCCTATTACTAAGTTGTTTACTGCGTTAGCTTCTACTTGGTCTTGTATATCAGCAGCCGTTACAAAAGCCTGTGCATCTGCATCACTTACTGTTTGAGTTCCTATTGAGCGTCCGATAGTTGTTTGAAATGCTTGTACTGCTGTGTAAAAGTTAAGTGCTTCTGCATCTGTTAATCCGTCACCTATTGATGCAAAGGCTAAATTTCTTGGTGAATATTCCGCACTTGCATCTCCCGTCCTTAATAATTTAAACGATGAAGCAATATGATTAGTAGGTACTGAAGCAGTAACATATTGAGTTGTATTTTTCTGCCCTGTTTGCGAAATTGCACTTGTTCTTGTTATTAAGAATAAGCCCCTTGAATCTGTATTTGATACATTAACTCTCGTTCCCGCATTAACTTGACCTTCAAAGTTATTTCCACCTCCTCTAATATACATAAAAGAACCAAATTGATTGCTATAAGACGCTATATCAGAAACAGTTCCTTGATAATTAGTTCTTGAATAAACAGATATATGTGCGTTACTTTGAGCCATTACATTGTTAGCTAAAAATGTATCTCCGTATCCATTAGTTCCGTTTCCTAAAATACCATTAGCAGAACTTGTGACGCCACCATACCAAGTAATTTTATAAGTAGTTGTATCTTTTAAATTCCAAGCGTGTTGTGAGTTTGTACCACCAACAAACGGATATAACGCTTTAAACTTAGTCCAAATAGAATATCCTTTCAAGTCAACTACTAATTGATTAATAGCACTTTGTTGAGTAGGGTCTGTTATTGCAGCCGCTGTTATGAATGCTTGTGCATTGGGGTCAACTGCTGGAGTTCCTACAATATCAGTTGCACCAGCTTCAGAAACGGAATAAACCGAACCCCAGCCAATGGCATTATCAGCACCTTGTCCCCAACCTATATTATTATTTGAAGCACCGTCGCCCCATCCATTTGCATTTGCCATTTTTCTAAGTTGTTATGTCTCCAGATAAAACCCACTCGTTAGTTCCTATCTTTATTAACGTAGCTTGTGAATATTGTGCCGAAAGTTTATTCTTACCCCCACTACTTCGCATTGTTACCGTCGCAGTTGGTGCTACCGTAGTTTGTCCCGTACCATACTGAATTACAATTATTTCCGTTCCTATTGGAAAAGCATGACTTGCGTTTGTTGGTATTCTTAAATCGTTAGCAGAATTATTGTCTACTTTAATAATTTTATTTGCATCAGCTAAAACTAAATTGTTTAACGTACTCGAATAAGTGTTAATATTTTTAGTTACTATTTCAGCTCCCGTAATGTATTTACTTGCGAACGTTCCGCCTCCAGCATCTTCAGCAATTGCGAACCTATCTGAAGCAACTAAATTACTTCCTTTCGCTGTTAATTGACTTATCTTTACGTTTGCCATTTTGCTTACTTAAATACGTTAATAATTTCTTTATGTTTTCGTCTTTTGGTTTGTAGTTCTTCATAAATACCAGCCAGTATAATTATTATTTGTATCGGGGTACATATCCCCGTTTGAGTTACTATTGTATTCAGGAAATAAATCGTTGTTAAATGCTATATAATCGATAAACCTTTCCGTGTAATGTTGTGCAATAGAACGCTCTTTTTCTATTAAGAAATCAATTTCTACCTTTTCAACGTTCGTAGCGTTTTCTGAATTGTGTTTATACACCCCTTTGTTCGCTATTGTATAAGCCGCAAAAGGTAAATATTCAACCATAGCCCAATGGCAAAGCATTTGTTTTACGTAGTTAACTAAAAGATTATTGTAATCAGTTGGGATTGTGTAAATTGAACTTATTGTAACCGCTCCATTTGTACCGCCCGTCACTGTTGCCGTATCTCCTACTTTATAACCCGTACCCGCCGTGTTAATTGTAGCCGCAGTAATTAAACCACCCGCCGCCGTAATATTTAATTTTAAGCCAGTTCCCGTTGTACTTGTTGTATTTATAGCAGTTCCCGTAGTATATCCCGTCCCTTGGTTGCTTATTGTAATTGCAGTTGGTATTCCTGAAGCCGCTAAAATAATTTCAGACTTTAATTTTTCAAGTAAATCAGTACCCAAGTAATTTTGTATGTGAATGTCTTGTGCTATTTTGACGTACTGAATAAAATTGTCCGTGTCTACGTTGCCGTTCATTGCAGTGAACTTAACAACGTCTTGTCGTGTTATGAGTAAAGCTTCAGCCATTATTCCCCGTATATTTTATTAGTTGGTAAAAATCCGTTATTTGGCATATCCTTAGGTAATTGACTTACTTTAGAATCATTCTTTACGACGTACCCTAACTTTTCAGCTTTACGTACCGCAACTTGTTTTAACTCTTTACTGTTAACGTCAATTGCTTTACCGCTAAATGTAGCGTAAACACGTTTATTCCAACGGTGGTTACAATTACCACCACCTTTATAGAACCAAATTGAATATGTGTCCGCACCACGTGGTCCCCAACCTTTGTTTACTACTTCAGAACCCATTTTAATAATATCTTCTTTACGGTAAATCTTATTAGCCGCTATCATTCTATTACAAAATTCACGACTATCAGCGCTTGTTTTACCAGCGTAAACGTATCTCGTTAGGAATTTAATACCTTCAATTACTTCGTCTTGCTTACTTGAAATATTAGGTCTATTATCGCCAGTTGAAACTAAGTTTACTATTTTGCTTAAAAACGATTGTTTAGGCTCTTTAGAAAGCGTTTCGTTTTCTTTGTCGTCCGAATCATAATCTACCTCGTATTCGTCTATTAGAATCGAATTTTCGGGTTCGTCTTCGCCTAAATTAATTAACGCTTCAGCTATCTTAAAATCTTTGCTTAATTCCGTTCCTGTTTCTTCAGCAACTTGTTCTTCGTTTTGTGCGTTTTCTAAATCTACAAATTCTAAAGGTTGTAACGTTTTAAAGAATAACTTCAAAGTAATTCCGTTATAACCTAAAATTCTATCAAAGGCTTCTATAATTTGGTCTTGAATAGGTTTAATAACCATATTGTCAAACAAAATAGAAGCGTTTTTAATCTCATCAGCATTTGAACTAAATC